TCATTGCACAGAATCAGAAGTTAATGGAACAGCTCGGAGTGGTTGAAGCATCTAAAAACAAGAAATGATTATGGGAATGTGGGAAATATTAGAAGAAGGGCGTGACGATTACGGACGCGGCTTCGGTATGAGAGGTGACGAAGTGGAGGAAGCCTACAAGGAAGGCTGCCGCAAAGGTTACGAAAAAGCCATGAGAGAGATGCGCGGAGAGATGGGTTTCCGTGATGGTGGAAGAAGTTATTCAGGTGGTGGAAACTCATCCGGCATGGATGAACGCAGATACCCCGGATACTTTCCTGAATATCCGCGTATGGATGAAATGGGCGAACGCAGACGCAGACGCTCTAACGGTGAATTCTATTAATAACAGGAGGGGTAAAACGCCCCTCTTTTTAAATTAAGGCTATGGAACAAAGATTAGATACATATAGCAAATTCCCATCAGGGATGCAAGAATACCTGGAATCATACGGATTCCATTTCAGTAAAAAACTTTACGAATGGGCTGTTTCAAAAATGAAAGTGAAAGACGAGGCAACAGGCAAGGAAAAGAAACTTGACCCTTGGAGTAAAGATGAGGTGGACGATATGCTCAAAGCAAACGGAATTACCATCGAACACGACAAAGGATATGACGTTGCCTATGTTGCAAATATGTTGAAAGCGGATTTTTTCAAAAAATCATTGGTTGACGAAGCACATTTGTGCAAACACATAAAGTGCTACCTTGATGATATTGATGGGGACCCTTGCAGGGCGTTTGATGAATTCTTTGCCACCTGCATCGGTAAAGGAGTTCCTGTAATTTGGTCTGATGTTATATGATTGTTCAGGAGTTCTACATACCGAAATATGGGGATTGGCACGTCAAGGTGTATTATGCGGTACACACTTATTGGGCTAAGGAAATCATTACCGACCTGTACCGTATAGGATGCAGGGGGGATTCCCTCAAACGTGCGTATCGCAACCTGACGGAAGGCAGGATGAATACCGGACTGACCTATTCGGACTACAGGAGAAGAGAAACGGTAATGGTGCTCTCTTTGACTTCTACCCCCGAACAGTTTCAAAATTCGTGGGACCACGAAAAAGGTCATTTATGCCGGCATATTTCCAAGGCTTTCGGAATTGACCCTTATGGAGAGGAAGCACAATATCTCAGCGGATATGTCGGTCAGAAGATGTTTCCTGTTGCCAAGAAATTCTTGTGTGAACATTGCAGAAAGGGAATGGAAAAATAATAATCGAACAGAAGCGTTCTTTGACTTGTTGGAATTACCGCTAAATTTAAAGTGTTAATAGCCATCTTTGGTATTGTCATATTGATATAATTGCCTATATTTGCGTCATATAGGAGTACTGGTATGTACAACAGCATTATCTTGCACTATAATAAGGAATTTACAGGAATACCGTAATTAGATATCCTTCTGTAAATATTAGTATTATTTTCTTGTACTATGAATAAGGTAATTAATATTCCAAATGCGGATAGAGATGAACGGATAGGTAGTGTTTTTAACCATTTATTTTCTGTCATTTTTGCGAATGAACAAATAAGGGATAATGATGTTCCTGTTTGGGATTTTTCAAAAACCTCATTTTTCCATCCATTTTTTTTGTTCCCATTTGCCATATATAAAAGCAAATGTAAGAACGTACAGTGTAAAAATGTGGTTGGGTATATGAAAAACTATTTAGAATGTGTTAAGTTCTTTGATATGCTGACGATAAAAGATGACATGGACCTAAATAGTGCGTTGAAAGAATATTTAGGGAAAAGTTATATCCCTATATGTCGCTTTAGTCGATTGAATAAGAATATAGATTCAATGCAGACCATTATTCAAGGAGTTATTGAAAAACAGAAAAATTTAGATTTAAAACTTAAAACTCCACTTTCGTATTTGATTAGTGAGTTAATTTGCAATATAAATCAACATTCTGATAGTGATTATGGTTATATATATACGCAATATCTGAAACGTGAGAATTGTTTGGATATATGCATTGCTGATGATGGAATAACAATTTATGGAAGTTATGTCAAGTCACAAAAGATGCTTGATAAGATAGGTGACAATGAAGCTGAAGCATTGAAATATGCAAATGAAGGATATTCGACTAAAGATCTTCCCGATGCTGAAAGTAGAGGATTTGGTATATCATCTACTAAAAGTATGATTGTGGAAGGTCTTGGAGGAGCATTCTTTATGTTATCAGGAGGAGCATTTCATAGGCATGATGCATCTGGTGGAAGTGATTATGTAAAATTGCCTGATACTATTAATTGGAATGGCACGATTATACTTATGAGAATACCATTGACAGTTAGTGAAGAATTTGATTATACGAAGTATATAAAATAGGAGGTATTATGAAAGAAATAATTAAGCTTCATGATCTATTAGGATCTGAAATACGCTCACGTTCTAATGCTGAAATTTTACGAGAAAAAATAGCAGAGCATAGTGGTTCTATAATTGATTTAAGCGATGTTTCTTTTATTTCAAGATCATTCGCTGATGAACTATGTATCTTAGTAGAAAAACATATTATTCAATTACACAATGCCAGTGGTGTTGTGCAAAATATGCTATCTGTTGTTTCTGAAAGTAGGAAGAAAAAAAGAGTTAGAAAGACTGATGATACTAAAATAAAAGAATTTGATGATATGGAAAGTTTGACATCTTTTCTGGCTACAATTTGATAAGAATGTATTTCTAGGCAGATCTATTGAAAAATATTCACCGAAAACTTAAAAGGCAAATATCAATAAAGTCTTGTTGATTCAAAATAAATCAGAGCGGTAATTCCCAACGGTTTTACCGCTTTTTTATGCTAACATAATATGAAAGATGAGAAGTTGAACATATTGCTTGAGCAATCGGATGATATTCCTCATTGGGTATTCTGCCAACTGCTAGCCATGATACAATGGAACGTTTAGAGAGGTGGATTTGTAAAATGATTCCCTTTGTTGTTTTGATGAAGGTGGCTTTGTTGTGCGGCTAATTGAAGTTTATGGGATATTTGGGATGAACTACCTATCATTTGATTATCCATAGCTTGTTAGTGTGAAGAAAAGGGGACCACCCGATTAAGAATGATCCCCCCCCCAAAAAATGGTTACTTTATAAGGACTCGCATTTGAAAACCCCTAAATCTTCAGTTTAGCGGTAGTTCACAAAGTGAATGCTGCTACTGCCCGCACCCTGTAACTGTAGCACTTGTTGCCGTTGCTCGTCTGCCCACTGAAGAAGTGTACGTACCAACTGAGGCTGAGACTGTACTCTGTGCTGGACCAATACCATGTGGAGGATAACGGTTCTTTGCCTATGTACCTCAGCACATCGTTTATATTATCTTGATAATGAGCTATTAAATTAAGCTGTCCTAATGATGGGATATATTCGTCATCTTTCAGCAGATTAGACAGTTTAGGATTTCGCTCAATCAGCTGAGCAGTGTTACGCTGTCCATTCATATCAAATAGTGCATCACATTCACGCCCATAATAGATTTGATTTCTAGATTCCTCTCGGCTGTCATTGTCAAGCAGCTGAACATCCTTATGCTCCGTCAACGAGATGGCAAACGATACGTCTTTATGCTTTAATCCGATGTATCGTACACAATCTTTGAAGTTATCGCCGGTAAACGGTTCTGCATGTCCGTCTTCGTAGATTAGATACAAGCCGTTGGTCCAGTCTGCCCTGTCTTCTTTAGTCGGCATCATAACCGATTGGCGTAAATTTTCAATGTTAACCTTCATCGTCTTATTGTTTTTAGATTATTGCTCAATACTTTTTTCCATTTTTGTTTTCTCTCAATTCATTGTATCTCATCTTCTGATTGATGTGCCATGTGAGGTCTATGTCCAAATGGTTGGCAAGCCCGAAAATAGCCAATAGCATGCCATTTAATTGCTTTTCTAATGGATAGTCATATTCATACGCATATCTGATGGGAATTGTGGATATAGCATATATACTTTCTGTAAAGGTCTCATCCTCGCAACTTTCCTCTGCCTCATATAACATTTCTTCCGTAAAATCCTCGATGTCTATCTTACGCAATCCGCACAAATCAAGCAGGCGTATAGCTGCATATGCCAGTTCATCGGGAAGTGTATCTTTTACATTCTTTTCAAAGGAACACTTAAATCGCTTTTCTTCTTCCACTAATGCAGGATAGCGATTATAGTCCATTTCAAAACGTGATTTACATTTCTTTCCTAATCTTCCCTTTCTATCTGCCTCCACAGCTTCCATAAGCTCGGATATAACTAAACAAAGGCAGTGTTTATTACTCAATTCCTCATCGTGAAAACCGTGTTCACAAGCGGTTTTATAAGCGCGATCGCGCAATTCGTTTAAATTAATATTGTTCATTTCCTTATTCCTAATTTGATTTCTTCGTCCTTGATTATTCTCCAATCTTATCGGCTTCCTCATACCGTTCCTTATTTATCCACATCTTTGCAGTTCCAAGAGCTGGGTGATGTAAACAATGTCGTTACGATATGACACATGACGGACGCATTTTTCTATCTCATCAAACCTATTCTCCATGCGTCTGTGACACTTGCTTACCAAAATTAAGGTAAAAATGCCAAAGTACAAAAATTTAATGGGGCAAGTACGGATTTAAATATTAATTCTGCTGTTTCCATACTTATTTAATCGTGAAACGAATCAACAGCTTTCGCAACCCAATACCATATCACGAAATAAAAAGCGTATTCGGCTAATCTTTCGCAAGCTGGTGAAGGCTCTAACCCAACTATGAAATTCCACGTATTATACTCATATACACAAATTAGATATGATATGATGACAGATGCCAATACATATGTGAATTTTCTCATAATCATATAAGTTTTAATGCTTCCTGTAATCCTGCCTCAAGTGCTTCTTCGTAGCTATCCCATTCCTCTCCGTCATTTGTTCCTTTATAAGCAGAACTGGCTATATGAGTTCCATTGTCAGCTTTAGATATTTCGTATCCATAGCCACAGGCACAGTTGTATATACATATATGAATATTTTTGGTTTCACGAAGCCACTTTTGTGCAACGGATTGCGGAGGAACGGATAAAAATTTGTAACAATGTAGCAAAGTGGAAACATCTATAATATATTTTCTTCCTAAAAATCCTTTCTCTTTCAACAGTTCCGCTGTTTCTAATGTTACAAGTTCTTCGGTCATAGTTATTCTTCTATTATTATACATCCAAACAATACCCCTAAAAATTTCATTCCAAGTTTAGAAACGTAGTACCCAATTTGTTTTTCAATCTCAAACTGTCGCTTTTCTGCATATCCGATAGATACCAGTTCTTCCCAGTCCTTATCAGGGTTGTTTACCACAAATCGGTTACGATAAGCATTATATCTATTTCTCTTTATTTTACCACGATCAAACCCTATAGCATGTTCCATTTTTTCTATTTGTCTTAATGATAATTTTACATCATACATAATTATTCTTTTTAGGTATTTCTATGTTATACATTTCTGCTAATTTATAAAACTGTGTTTTCACAAAGGGAGCATCTTTTAAGGCATCCAATATTTCATTTTCCGTTTTAGCTCCTTCAACAAGAAAAACAGTCTTACTTCCATGTCTATAATCATCTGGGCTTGCATTAAAAGCTAAGCATCCGAAATGCATATATGCAAAAAACTTGAAACAGTATTTATTATTGAATAATAGATCAAATTTGTCATTTTGATCTATGCGTTCAACTCCATATATTTCTTCTTGAGTAAATTCTCCAGAAATAGCTCTAAAATTATGACCTGGGTATCCACACGTCCCGAAATATGCCATTCTTTTCATAGTTGACAATCCTTGTTTAATTCATCCAACACTTTCTTTACTAATTCATAGCGTGGTAATTGCCAATCCTTCGCAATATCATCTATTTTATCATCATAATGATTGTCGTAAACATACTGATTTAAGTTGTCAACAAACCCATCACTATCAAGTCCTTCGTCACAATCATCATACATATCAAGTTCATAGGCTAACTTGGAGCATTCACTGTGACTTACCCAGTCATAAACACGACCGTCATAAACATTGGTCTGTCTGTTGTATTTTTCTCCA